CAGGGTGGTCTTGGGTCCTTGGCTCCTGTACTTAATAGAACAAGTTAACGGATCATGAATCTCCAAGCTCTCCCAGAGGAAGCACTGAAGGAGATCTTGGCACTTACTGAGGCCAAGAAGAAGTTAGATTTACGTGAAGAGGCGGTTGATAAGTTCATGCCGTTTGCTCATCATGTGTATGACAACTTCATTGAGGGTCGGCATCACAGGATTATTGCGGAAAAACTTGAACGTGTTGCACGAGGGGAACTCAAGAGGCTTATAATTAATATGCCGCCTCGTCATTCGAAGTCGGAATTTGCGTCATATTTGATGCCAGCATGGTTCTTGGGTCGAAATCCTAAGTTGAAGATCATTCAGGCAACGCACAATACGGAGTTGGCGGTACGGTTTGGGCGTAAGGTTCGAGATTTAATAGACGATCCACAATATAAAGACATCTTCCCTGATACCAATCTAAAAGAAGACAACAAAGGCGCAGGAAAATGGCAAACGGACAAGGGTGGTGAGTACTTTGCGGCGGGTGTAGGCGGTGCGGTAACAGGCCGAGGCGCAGACCTTTTGATAATTGATGACCCCCATTCTGAGCAGGATGCGTTAAGCCCAAGTGCGCTAGAAAATGCGTATGAGTGGTATACCAGTGGACCGAGACAGCGGCTTCAACCCGGAGGAAGTATAGTAATTGTAATGACCCGTTGGGCAGATAATGATTTGACGGGTAAGTTACTTAAACAGCAAGCCCGTGATATTTTAGCGGATAAATGGGAGGTGGTGGAATTCCCTGCCTTAATGCCGGATGATAAACCGCTATGGCCGCAGTTTTGGAATAAAGAAGATTTGTTGGCGGTAAAGGGTAGTTTGACAGTAGGCAAGTGGGAAGCCCAATGGCAACAGAACCCTACCAGTGAAGTAAGTGCGATTTTAAAGCGGGAGTGGTGGAAGCGATGGGAACCCCAGACTGTACCGCAGTTGATATATTTGATGCAGTCCTATGATACGGCGTTTAGTAAGAAGGAGTCTGCCGACTTTAGTGCGATAACAACGTGGGGTGTTTTTTACCCACACGAGGATAGCCCACCAAACATTATTCTAGTGGATGCAAAGAAAGGCCGGTGGGATTTTCCGGAGTTGCGGCGTATTGCTATGGAAGAGTATAAGTATTGGGATCCAGAGATGGTGCTAATAGAAGCAAAGGCTAGTGGTATGCCCCTAACCCAAGAACTACGTAACATGGGAATACCTGTGACAAATTACACTCCAAGCAGAGGTAATGACAAATATAGCCGTGTTAATTCAATTGCCCCCTTATTTGAAAGTGGGTTAGTATGGTCGCCGGATACAAGGTGGGCAGAAGAGGTAATTGAAGAGTGTGGTGCATTTCCGGCCGGAGAGCACGACGATTACGTAGATACAGTTACCCAAGCATTGCGCCGCTTTAGAGAAGGCGGTTTTATTACCCACCCCGAAGATTACGAAGACGAAACTCCCGTCCATAAAGAGCGAGTATATTACTAATGGCAGAAACATTCCGACCAAGTAACGTAGAGCGTAGTTTGGTGCAAGCCCCGCTAGGTGGTTTGACCGAAGAAGAAATAGGGTTTGCCCAGTCCGAAGATGAATTAAAAACAGCACAAGGTGATGAGCCAACTGTTGTGGTAGAAACGGACGAGGTTGTAGAGATAGAAGAAGAACCGGAAGTTGTAGTAGAGCCGGATTTCTTTGGTAATTTAGTGCCTAACCTTGATACCCAGACTTTGGATAAAATTAAGTCGGATGTGTTTAGCAACGTAGAGACAGATAGGAGCAGCCGTAGTGAATGGGCAGAAACCTATACCAATGGTCTCAAGTTACTCGGTTTGAAGTACGAAACCAAAACCCAACCGTTCGCGGGGGCTAGTGGAGTGACTCATCCGTTATTGAACGAGGCAGTTACGCAATTCCAAAGCGGAGCGTACAAAGAACTTTTGCCAAGTGCCGGTCCTGTACATGCCCAGATTATAGGCCAAGCCACCCCCGAAACTGAGAAACAGGCCAGACGTGTCCAAGAGTACATGAATTATCAAATTATGTATGGCATGGAAGAATACGAAACAGAATTCGACCAAATGCTCTATTTTCTTGGGTTGGCGGGTAGTACCTTCAAGAAAGTTTACTATGATGATTTGTTGCAAAAACCTGTAAGCAAGTTTGTAGAGGCCGAAAACGTGTTAGTGCCATACACGGCTACCGATGTTAAGTCGGCCGAGCGCATAACCCATGTGGTAAAGATGTCTAGAAATGAGTTGCGAAAGATGCAGCTTAATGGTTTTTATGAAGATTTAGAGATAAATGAGGGCAGTAGCCAACAATACAGCCAAATACAAGAACAATATGATGAAATGCAGGGTGTACAGCGGACAGGTGTCGATAAAGAAGTAACTGTATACGAATGCCATTGCTATTTAGATTTAGAAGAATACCCAGATACTGATGAAGAAGGTGAGCCTACAGGTCTTAAGTTACCTTACATAGTTACAGTCTGTGATGACATGAACGCTGTTTTGCGTATAACACGTAACTATCGAGAGGATGACCCGTTAAGACAGCGAATTCCTTACTTTGTGCAGTACCGCTTTACTCCGGGAACAGGTTTCTATGGCTTTGGGCTAGTCCATTTGCTTGGAAATTTAAGCCGTACCGCTACCAGTACGTTGCGTCAGTTAGTAGATGCAGGAACTTTAGCTAATTTACCGGCGGGATTTAAAGCTAGAGGCTTAAGAATAAGTGATCAGGGCAACCCGCTTAATCCGGGAGAGTGGCGTGACATAGATGTTCCGGGAGGAGACTTACGTTCTAGTTTATTACCGTTACCTTACAAAGAACCGAGTGGGACTTTGTTTAACCTTATGGGTTTTGTAATAGATTCGGCACAAAGATTTGTAGGTACTACGGATATAGGCGTAGGCGATGGTAATCAAGAGGCTCCCGTAGGTACAACCATAGCGTTGTTAGAACGCGGAAGTAGAATTGTTAGTGCTGTGCATAAACGATTATATGCCAGTATGAAAATAGAACTCAAAATGTTGGCGAAACTTTATGCCGAAGACCCCACTCCTTATCCATACGAAGTAGATGCAGATAAGGAAGTCAAAGCCCAAGACTTTGATGAGCGCATTGATATTTTACCAGTAAGTGACCCAAATATTTTTAGCATGTCTCAACGGGTGGTCTTAGCACAGGAACAGTTGCAGTTAGCGCAAGCTGATCCCTCTATGCACAATATGTATGAGGCTTACCGTAGAGTGTATAGCGCATTGGGTATACAAAACATTGATGAAATTTTAAAACCCCAACCTATTCCCGAACCTGTTAATCCTGCCCAAGAAAACCAAGACGCTAGTAATGTGGCGCGGGGACAAGGGGAATTAAAGGCTTTTCCAGAACAAGACCACCAAGCTCACATAAAAGTTCACATGGCTTATATGCAGAGTGGTGTAGCCCAACAGCAGGTAGAGGTTTTACTTACCTTAGAAAAGCATATTTATGAACACTTGGGTATGCAAGCCGAACTTTTAGCCCAACAACAGGCACAGCAAATGGGCGTAACTGATGAAGACCAGATGGCGGCTTTGGTTGCACAAATACAAGCTCAGTTGATTGAAGATTATCAAAGCAGCTTACCTCAATCAGACCCTGCGACTGATGACCCATTAGTGGCACTTAAAGAACGTGAGCTCGATTTAAAAGAGCAAGACCAAAAAGCTGACCAGTTGTATGACAATCAGCGACTACAGTTTGAAGAAGAGAAAAACGCCAGAAACATGGAAATACAGAACCGTAGAATCAGCAGCACTGAGGATATAGCTGTAATGCGTAATAACACCGCAAGAGAAAGAACTCGAGGTAAGTAATGTTACAGGAATTAATTGGTCCGGTTACAGGGTTACTGGATAAATTCATCGAAGATAAAGATCAGAAATCTGCATTAGCTCATGAGATAGCAACCATGAGTGAAAAACATGCACAAGCTATCAGCCAAGCCCAGATTGATTTAAATAAAACCGAAGCCGCACATCAAAGTTTGTTTGTGGCAGGTTGGAGACCGGCTACAGGATGGGTGTGTGTGTTAGGGTTTTTGGTAAATTTTTTAATTTCTCCGGTAGCCGCAGGGTTTGGAGTTGAGATTCCCCAAGCTGACACAGCCACCATGTTACCTGTCCTAATGGGAATGTTAGGGCTAGGTGGTATGCGTACTTTTGAAAAAACTAAAAAGGTAAGCAGAGAAAAATGAGTTTAGACCTTTACATTTACGATAATATGCTTAAGATACTGAGGCAACGGCAGGAGCAGGTACAAGAATCTTTGTGTTTTGGTGCAGTTCCTGATTTTACCGCATACAAGGAACAGCGAGCAGTATTAGCTGAACTTGCAACATTAGAACAGGAATTAAAAAACCTGCTTGATAGAATAAAGGACACCGATGAGTAAATTAATTGTACCCGAACATTTAAAAGAAGTACCTCCACCTCCTCCTATAAAATCTAAAAAATCTAAAGACCCTAAGAAACCCACCATCGCTGATGCGTATGTGAATCCTGAGGACAATCTGTCTTTAGATCCCACTAAAATTGATGAGTCTATCAAGGATAGGATGCCTAAACCTACGGGATGGCGTATTTTGATTTTACCGTATCAAGGTAAAAGAGAAACTGACGGGGGTATCATGCTGACCAAAACCACAATTGAGCAAGAAGACATTGCTACAGTATGTGGGTATGTTTTAAAGGTTGGTCCCGATGCCTATAAGGATTCCCAAAAATTTGATCATCCGTGGTGTAAAGAAGGTGATTGGATTATTTTTGGACGTTATTCCGGTAGTAGGTTTAAGATAGAGGAGGGAGAAGTCAGATTGTTAAATGACGACGAAGTTTTAGCTACTATCAAACACCCAGACGATATTGTTCATTTTTAACATGGAGTAACCCATGCCTGAAGCAGAAACAGCACAAGAAACCACACCAGAAATACCCCCAGAACAGCTTGCTATTGAAATAGATAGCGATGAAACCCCCACCCCTGTAGAAACATCTTCCCCTGAAGAGCAAAAAACAGAGGCAGATGAAAAAGAGGATGAGGGTTTAACCGAGTATAGTGCGAGTGTTAAAAAACGCATTGGTAAAATGACGGCAAGATTACGTGAATCAGAACGTAGAGAGCAAGCCGCTACTGAATATGC